CCTTGATCGCCGAGCCGGAAGAAGTGGTAGCCGTTGCAGTGCGACCCGGTGATCCCCTTGGCGACCGCGCTGAGCGAGGCGTAGACCTTACCCTCGTACTCGAACCCGTCCGACCGCACCCGGACGTGCAGCACCTCGCCCTTATACTTGCGGGTGATGACCGTGCCCGGCGGCGGCACCCGGTCGTCGGCCTGGAACTTCAGCACGCGCACCGGCACCTCTTCTTCGGCGGGTGCGGCGGCCTTCATGGGCGGCGGGTTCATGCGGAGGTCGGCGTCGTCGGCCAACTCGGACGCCCGCCGGCGGGCGCGCTCGGAGAGGCCGCCCTCGGCCCGCGCCTGCATCCGCCAGGCGATTCGCTTGACCAGCCACGCCTTGTTGTTGCCGTTCGTGTCCTCGCCGAAGATCTCGGCGTACTTCTGCTTCAGTTGCTTCACGGTCATCCGCTGGAGCGCGGCGACCTCCCGTCCGACGTTCAGGTCCATGCGTTCGCACCTCTCGTTGGGATCTCGGAACCGTCAACCGACGTGGACACTGAGCGGGTTCTCGGGAACAGCTTCAAGGGGCGTTTCCGCTGCGTCGGACGGGTTTTCTGAGGCGGGTTCGGACGTGAGCGCGGAACGGTCGCGGAGCCGCCGCAGACCGGCGGCCAGGATTGCCGCGACCTCGCGGCGGCGTTCATCGGGGGTCATTTGGGACGGGTCGAGATCGGGTCGCATGGCGGGCCATCTCCACGGGGAGGTGCCCACAGCGACCTGCGCGGCGCGGCCGGCTGCTGTCGGACGGGGAACGAAGATCACCTACCTTTAGACCCTTGCCGGACGCGCTCGAAACAACGCAGAAAAGGGGGGCGAGAGGGAACGGGTTGGTAACTTTTCGGGGAGTGGTAACCAGAGACTCTGAGAGTTTTGGCGGGAGAGTTTCGGGGTCCGAGGGGGACAGCAGGTGTACCTGCCGGACCCCGATCCGACTCTCTCAGAACGGAGAGTTTCAGGCCTGCTCCAGACGGGACGAAACGTCTTGCGGGAAAGGCGGAAAACGAAAAACGTCGGGAGCGGGTGCTCTCGGCGTTCTCCGTCAACCCGATTGTGGGATTTGTCCGTAGACCTTGAAACTAGCTCCGCGAGAGGAACACTCTTCGTAACAAACCTCACCCAGGTCGCCGTGAGAGTATCGATCTCACGCGAAGAAAGCGCTCTGATTTCTAGGGCTTGGAAGTTCTGACTTGTCGTAGAGTCTGGCTGGCCTGATTCGGGACCGTGTGCCTCTCGTGTCCCAAGATCACGTCTTCGGATCGCGACAACAGGGTGACAACCCGCCGACACTACCACTGACAACCACCAGCAGTTCACTCGATCTGAGCCACGCTCAGCCGACCCAAATCGGCCGAGACAGTTCGTCGGCTTGCTGAACCGGCTGCTCGTCCGGGGCAGAATCGGTTGGGCGCTCGGCTGATCCGAGGCGCGCCGTCGCCTTGATCGCCTCCGGCACTCGTTCGGTTCGGGAGAGGCTGTCGCCGCGGATGTGGTAAAGGCCACTCCTAATGGGCAGGTAGACGAACTCGGCCCCCGTCAGAGCGAACCGCCGCCACAGGTCCCAGTCCTCCAGGATGCTGATCGTCTCGTCGAACAGCCCCACCTTCTCCAAGAGGTCTCGCCGATGGGCAACTCCGAGCGGGCAGGCGACGTTTCGGTGTAACAGGATCGACCGCACCATCGCGGGGTCCCAGGTGCGAACCTCCCCCTGGCGCAAAAACACGCCGTCATCGTCGATGGCGTCGTAAGCGAAGACGAGAACATCCGCCTTCGCGCGGCAGCGGTGGACCCAATCCAGGTAATGGGGGTAGTACTCGTCGTCGCAGTCGAGGTAGGCGATCATCCGGCCCTGGCAGTGCCGGAGGGCGAGGTTCCGGGCCGCGGATGGACCGCTGTTCGCGGCCAGTTGGAGCGGCCGGACCCGCGAGTCGGACGCCGCGTAGCGGCACAGCGATTCGTAGCTCCCGTCTGTCGAGCAATCGTCAACGGCAACCAACTCCCAGTCGGAGAAACTCTGGGACAAGACCGAGCGCACGGACCGGTCCAAGAACCGGGCTCCGTTGAACACCGGCATGACGACAGAGATCTGGGCTTGGGATCCGTCCATCGCTCACCGCCTCTTCAACATCCTCATCGGGGTTCAGTCGGGTTCAGCCTGGAGTTCTCTCTTGAATACTTTGGCAACCACGTCCTGCAGACTCGCCTGGGATAGTCATTCCCCATCCGTCCCAACCTGTCGTAGGTACGCAGGAACGCAACCAAGATCAAGTCGAGAAGGGCGAACGCCCCGGAGCGGTGAACCTGCTCCCACACTCGGGGCAGAGGCACGGCCCCCCAGCGTAGTACCCGTTGAGTGTAAGGTCGGCCGAGCACGACGGGCAGGTCGCCTGAATGGGCGGGATGGCCGGCCATCCGGTCGGTATGCCGAGCGACTTGCCGCAACCCGGGCAGTGGTTGGGCGGGGGTTCAGTCGGTGTGCCGAATGGGATCCGGGCCTTGCACTGTGGACAGACGTATACAGGTCGGTCGTCGGGCATGGCCTGACCTCCGACACCCAACAGGGAAGCGGATGCTGACGTTTTATAGAAGGGAAAGCCCGTTATAGCTCCGAATCGGCGCGATAGTTGAATCTATACCACGAAGTACTTGCTGGAGTCGTAGCATATCATGCCCTTCAGAATCAGACCGCTCCCAAGTCCAGCTAACTGTATCATTTTCCTTGTTCCATTCTGGGCCTTCCATCCGACGGTATTGACCACCGTACTTCCATTCTGGAGAGGTGACCTCTTGAAAGAATCCGGCGATGGCGAGTCTGACTGCCTGCTGCTCTTGAGCGTTCAACGACCTTTTGAAGAAGACCATGTCCGTGGCTCGGTATACTTCGTCGGGAGGCGCGCTGTTCAACAGACTGCTTACGTCTACTATTTGCAGATTAGTCTGCCGAATCTCGCTGGGTTCTCCTCGTATGTCACACACCACCTCCGAAAGGGGTGGGACGGCCTCCTTGGCTGCCGTGAGAAAGGGGAAGCCGCTCACCACGAACAGCTGTCCGCCGCGCAACTGTAGTACGGGGGTCGCACTTATCACACGACTCCGAGACACGTAACGCCGTAGATCATCGCCGACAACCTTCCGGTCCCACGCCGTCGGTTGTAACAGTGAAGAATCGACAGCGACGGCTATCGGATTCACCCGGGCAAGAATGGGCGAATTGGTCGCGCTCATCAGAGACCCTGCTGCCAGAAGTAAGCATAACGGTTAAAATATTCGATGGCATCAGTTGGCACATGGTCCTGGAAGTGGCCAGGCATGTTCGAAATTGGGGAGTTCCCGGTAGCTCCGTGTTGTCGCTGCAGCAGCCACCAGCGATAGCGAGAGATCTCAGCACCCAGCACCGCAGGACCTCCCTGTCGGCCGTTTATCCCCTGCAGTTCCGCAAAGGTCTGCGCCGTCTCTCGTGACCGCGTCAGATACAATCCCGGACCCAGGTCGAGGGTGGCGTTCGACTGTCGGGCCATAAGCCGCTCGATATTCACCGCCTGATTCTGCACCGTTTCGGCAACATCATAATGCGTACTGCCTCGGTAGAATCGCGTATAGACCAAGGGGCGCATGGCGGCGCTCGTCACGTAACCGCCGAGCGGGAGGAAACCGAGCGCATCTGTGAAGCCGAAGTTCTGCGGGTCGGTGATGAGGACGTAGCTACTGTGGCCGACTCCGTACACAGAACCTGCAACGGTGTACCCTTGGGCTCCGCGATACGCCCAGATCCCCGCCTGCGGAACCCGCCCGGCCGCCCCGTATCCCAGCGCGAAGCTGTGGATCGAGCCGCCGATCTGCCCGCCGGTGTAGTACCACGAGTTGTAGTCCACGTTGTCCCAGCCCAACCCGCGGCGGGCGTAGCTGGTCAGTCCGAAGGAGAGCGCGTCGGCGTACCCGGCAGAGATATTGCTGGCGTGCCCGATCCAATTGGACCTGGACGAACCGAGGTAATTGACCCAGGAGTCGGGCATGCGGCTGACTACCCAGTCGGACCAGTCCAGCCCCATCGGGTCAATTCGCCCGGTCGGCTGGTTGCCGACGTAGCGGTACAGGTTGCTGTCGCCCGCCCCGAACCCCTTGGGGTCCTCGCCCAGGAAGCGGCCGGTGGCCGGGTCGTAGTAGCGGGCGCGGTAGTAGTAAACGCCCAGCTCGGCGTCGTACTCCCGGCCGGTGTACTTGAACCGGTCGCCGGCCGACGGATTGGTTTCGCTGAGGACGTTGCCGAAACTGTCGTAGGTGATCGCGTCGAGCACCGTTCCGGTCGGGCCGACCACCTGCCGCACGGAGTTGATGTTGTCCCGCAAGTACCACGCGGCCGTGCCGTTGGCGGCCACGCGGGCGAACAGCGCGTCGGGCTGGTTCGGGTCGGCCAGGTATCGCATTGTCAAAGAGCCGCTGCCGTCGAAGTCGGCGTAGGGATTGACCCCATCATACACGGTCCAGAGCTGGGACGCCGGCTTTGGTCTCGTTGAGAATGTTGCCGAAAATCTATTACTAAATGTGCTGGCCAACTCGTAACATGATGAGTGTTAATCTGCCAACACTGAAACTGGCTTCTGTTGCCGAACTGCCTCTCGACATACATGTGAGATAGACTCTAGACAACTCATCATTCGTTTGTCCTCCTGGAATGCCTTCATCAACGAGTCGATATCACTGAGCAATTGAGGAATCTCTTCGACCAAATAAGTGTAGTCGGAATAATAGTCGTGCACCTTGAGCACGGAGTTCAACCCCAAGGCAGCTGCCTTTTCGACGAGCATATGATGGTCACTTACCCCGATCCCTGCCGAGACCGAGGGCGTTCCGGAACGATCCAAAACCGCAAAGTCAAGACTCATGAGTGGCAACCTCAGTCATTTCGTCAAGTTAAGTCGATCTATCGTCTCGACCCAGGGTTACCGCACTACGAAGTCCTGATTGTGCAGGGATTTATGACATTTGGTGCTGAAAAGAGGCCAGTGATTCGACCTCGGCAACTCGGAATCGCTTGTTTTTCAGGCGTTTTCATAGTGCGGTGACCCTGCGTCTCGACCACAGGCGGGGCGGCAATCTGCACCATCCCAGGCTATGTTAGGAGTCTTGTCTCACAGATCACGGCGCTCCGGGAAACGCAGTGACCAGCCGCCCGTCTGCTTCCGTGATGATCGTCATGATTGACGTCTGTCGTCCTGCGTTTCTGTCATATCCAATGATGCGTCCCACGTCAAAAGTTCTTGCGTAGCGTCCATTCGGTTGCCGAGTCATCGGCTGTTGGGTGCCACTGCGGATGAGAGCGGCGACGTCTTCACCAGCGTTGAACTTGCTCTTGTTGGCGAACTGCGGTAGTCCCGGAAGTGTATGCCGTTCGACTACATGCTGAAGCCCCTGGGGCGTGATGCGAATCGGAGGATTCAGCGCCGCAATGGGAGTGCCCGGCCGGCTGGCTGCGGCAGCCCGCGTCGCCGCTGCCGCTTCCTCGGCCGTCGCCGCCCGGTTCGCCGTGCTGTTCCACCACCCGCGGTTGGTCCAGACGAATTGCTGGCCGGCCGGGGACACCCAAGTCGGCCCGGCCGCCGTCCAGATCACGCCGACGTTGGCGAGCACCGCGGCGTCGCCCATCCCCTGCCGCCAGTTGCGGTCGAACGCCGGGTCGGCCACCCCGTAGGTGTTGCGGACCGACCACGTCCCGCCGCCCGACTGCATGACCGCGGCGAGTGGGTCGTACCGCCGCCGCTGGACCTCGTCGAGCCGGGCGTCCAGCTCCCGCCCCCGCCGCCACTCGCGGTAGTACTGGTACAGGTACTTCCCCGGGTACCAGACCATCCCGCTCGGGTCGGTGAGGGTGGTCGGCGTGTTCCCCACGTACCGGTAGAAGTTGGGATCGCCCGCCCCGATCCCGAGCGGGTCCTCGCCCAGGAAGCGGCCGGTGGCCGGGTCGTAGTAGCGGGCCCGGTAGTAGTAGACGCCCAGCTCGGCGTCGTACTCCCGGCCGGTGTACTTGAACCGGTCGCCCGCCGACGGGTTGGTCTCGCTCAGGACGTTGCCGAAGCTGTCGTAGGTGACCGCGTTCAGCACCGCCCCGGTCGGGCCGACCACCTGCCGCACCGAGTTGATGTTGTCCCGCAAGTACCACGCGGTGGTGCCGCCGGCGGCCACGCGGGCGAACAGCGCGTCGGGCTGGTTCGGGTCGGCCAGGTAGCGGGTTGTCAAAGAGCCGGAGCGGATCAGTAGCTTCTGTTTCAGGCACTTCCATGAGGCGTATGATGGTCATCGGCCAAAGGGGCTCAGCCGGGAATTGATAACCTCTGTACCGTCAATAAAGCCTGCGAAAACTGCTTGCCCACAGGGAGAGGGTCACTTTCGTCATAACTGAAATAATAGAGGAGTCCATCTCGGGGATCAACGGTCAATACTCCGAATCCGTGCAACTCCGCCAGGAGGTAGTAATCACCTTGAGGCTGGTGAATGGCATAAATCTGTGTGAGACCAAGGACGGTCCAGTCGCCGACGGTCAAACCATCACACCTCTCTATAAGTTCGATGTAGTCCTCTGGCAACTTCACGTCGAGCTGTTGCAGCAGTCGGTTTCGGCTATCATTATTGAGTGGCTCATATACTTCCGAGATCGAATTAGACACTTGACTGATCCAGCTCGGTAGCTGGGGATTGACAGCCACCCGGCGAGCGTCTGCGCCCAGTGTGCCCTCCTGCATTGGATCGCAATTGATCTGAACCCGCTCGATACGCGGGGCATCGCATCGCAGGATCTCGCCCGGAGGGGCGTCGAACAGAATCGAGAAGAAGAACCCTTGTACGAGAAAGAACTTGGCTACCCAATTCCTTTCGCTACTCGGACAGGAAAAGGTAATGGTTGCGAGCTGAACCTCCAGGCCATCGGCGGGGAACTGCAGTCGAGGATCACGACTGACAGCTCCCCGCTCCAGCGAGTAACAGCAGACCTCCCGACCGTTCGCGTGCCGCTGAACCAGGTTAACCCTCTGTAACTGTCTGGCGAGCAAGTCTGCAGCGTCAGTTCGCAGTTGCGTTTGCAGCTCACGCAGCAATGCGATCTCGAGAGGGCTGAACTTCGTCGACGACTGTACCATACCGGTGTAGAACCTCACACTTGCAACGGACCTCAACCATTTTCCGTGTACTTGGCTGCCATCCGTCGGACGCAGCACTCCGGGTTGTCCAGGGAGGCCTTATCAGGATCTCATTCACTCCTGTGGCCATGGGGAGGGTGGCCTGAACAAGGAGTTGACCCCGATCGATGCACCCCCATACCCGAGGCCGCCGAGACTACCTTGGGCCCAGTATGGCACACGCCTCCATTGCTGTACGTACCAGGGCGGCATCGGGTTGGCCGCTTTCCACCAGCGCGGCATCATTCGGTAACGGAAGGGGTCGATCAGGGCATGCTCCGAACCCCACATCAGTTTAAGGTTCCACCGCTGCCAGCTCAGCCATTGAGGCAGGTATCGGTTTGGAATCCAGTGCGAACGCTCGACCCACTCGATGCCACGCGGGAATGCGGGGTTCGGGCGGGACATGCCCATCGCGAGGTTGGGCGCGCGAGCCGAGCGCCAAGCTCCACCAATTGCAATTGAGTGAAGCAAACCGAACGCTTCCCCACCGTGATACCAGCCGGAGCGGTGATCCACGACATTGTCATATCCCATCCATCCCCGAGCATAGCTCGTCAGACCGAAGGAGAGGGTATCGGCATACCCGGCCGAGAAATTGCTGGCTTTCGCGAACCAGCCGGTGCGGTAGTCACCCAGGTAGTTGTCCCAGCTGCGGACGTTGTCCACTCCGATCCAGCCCGCGACGGTTTCGGCCCAGTCCAACCCCATCGGGTCAATCCGCCCGGTCGGCTGGTTGCCCACGTAGCGGTACAGGTTCGCGTCCCCGGCCCCGAAGCCCTTGGGATCCTCGCCCAGGAACCGCCCCGTCGCCGGGTCGTAGTAGCGGGCGCGGTAGTAGTAGATGCCCAGTTCCGCGTCGTACTCCCTCCCGGTGTACTTGAACCGGTCGCCGTCGGCCGGGTTGGTCTCGTTGAGAACCTTGCCGAAGCTGTCGTAGGTGATCGCGTTGAGCACCGTCCCCGTGGGGCTGACCACCTGTCGCACCGAGTTGATGTTGTCCCGCAGGTACCACGCGGTCGTGCCGTTGGCGGCCACGCGGGCGAACAGCGCGTCGGGCTGGTTCGGGTCGGCCAGGTATCGCATTGTCAAAGAGCCGCTGCCGTCGAAGTCGGCGTAGGGGTTGACCCCATCATACACGGTCCAGAGTTGCACCGCCGCCTGCGGGCCGGGGCCGTCCGGGTCCACCCGCTTGCCGATCCTCCGGTCGCTCACGTCGTAGGTGAAGACCGTCTCCTGCAGCACCGTGCCGGACGCGTCCTTCACTACCACCCCGCTCAGCCGGTTGCGGTAGTCCCACACGAACTCGGTCCGCCGGCCGTCGGAGATGCGGGTCTTGGTGAGCGGGTTCCCCTCGTTGTCGTAGGTGTAGTTGTACGTGCCGTCGCTGGTCAGCCGGTTGCCCCCACCGGTCTGGTAGCCGGTCATCGTCCGGTTGCCGTTGGCGTCGTAGCTGTAGCCCTCGCTCCGCGCCCCCGACGCCCCGGTCAACTGGCTGGTCGCGTCGTAGTTGAAGTTGACCGTCCCCTCCGGCCCGGTGTAGCTCGTGAGCTGCCCGGCCGCGTCGTAGCCGTAGCTGAAGCTAGAGAGGGTGCTCCCACCCGAGCCGCCGGGCGAGTAGCCATGGGTGATCCCAATCAGCCGGTCTGCGTTGTCGTAGCTGAACGCGGAGTTGACCGAACCCGACTGGCCCGATACCTGCCGCGTGATGCCGGTCAGCCGACTGGCCGCGTCGTAGCCGAAGCCGACCTGCGGGCCAGGGTTGCCGGAGACGGTCAGCGATACCTGGCTCAAGCGCTGGGCGGCGTCGTAGCCGTAGGCGACGCTGCCGCCGAGGCCGTCCGACAGGCCCGTGCGCTTCCCGGCCGCGTCGTAATTGTAACCGAGGATGACGTTGGGCACGCCCGGCGTGCCGGCGTTGTTGACGCTCGTCAGCCGACCGGCCGCGTCGTAGCCATAGGCATAGGCCGAGTGCGGGTCGCTCGCCGAGACGAGTTGCCCGGCCGCGTCGTACCCGAAGCTCGCGGTGTAAATCGGCTGCCCCTGGCCGTTGAGCCACGTCTCGGCGGTCCGCCGCCCGGCGGCGTCGTAGCCGAAGGTGCGTTGCCGCCCGTTGCGATTCGTGACACCCGTCAGCCGGTCGGCGGCGTCGTAGGCGTACAGCGTCGCGTGGCTGAGCGGGTCGGTGACGCCCGTCAGCCGATCCGCGGCGTCGTAGGCGTACTGCCAGACGTTACCCACCGGGTCGGTGATCGAAGTCAGCCGCCCCGCGAGGTCGTAGGCGTAGCCGGTGACCCCGCTCAGCGGGTCGGTCGTTGATACCAGCCGGTTCTGCGGGTCGTAGGCGGAGAGGGTGGTGCGGTTCAGGGGGTCGGTCACACTGGTGCGATTCCCGGCCGCGTCGTAGCCGTAGCCGGTGGTCTGGCCCAGCGGGTCGGTGACGCTCACCAACCGGTCCCGTGCGTCATAGGCGTAGCCGGTGGTGTGCCCCAACGGGTCGGTCACGGCGGTCCGGTTCCCGGCCGCGTCGTAGGCGTAACCGGTGGTCTGGCCCAGTGGGTCGGTGTAGCGGATCAGCCGGTCGAGGGCGTCGTAGGCGTAGCCCCACGTCCCGCCGCCGGACCCCTGCTGCGCGGCGGCAAGGCGGTTGCCGGCCGCGTCGTAGGCGAAGGCCGACTGGTTGCCCAAGGGGTCGGTGACGCCCGCGAGCCAGCCCCGCACGGTGTAGGCGTAGTCGGTGGTGCGGCCCAGGGGGTCGGTCTGGGAGGCCAGCTGCCCGGCCGCGTCGTAGGCATACGTCGTGGTGTGGTTCAGCGGGTCGGTGACGCCGGTGCGGCGGCCGGCCGCGTCGTAGGCGTAAAGCGTCTGGTGGCCCAGCGGGTTGGTGACGCTCGTCAGGTTCCCCGCGGCGTCGTAGCCGTAGCTCGTCGTGAAGTTGAGGGCGTTGGTGGTGCTCGTCAGCCGGTTGAGGTTGTCGTAGGCGGAACTGGTCGTGTGGTTCAGCGGGTCGGTGACGGACGTCTGGTTGCCCGCGGCGTCGTAGGCGTAGGTGTACTTCGGGTTGTTGTTCGGGTCGGCGTCGCCGTCGGGCAGGGTCGTCCGCGTCAGCCGGTTCAGGTTGTCGTAACTGAACGCCGTGACGAAGCCGCGCTCGTCGGTCCGGCCGGTCAGGTTGCCGGCCGCGTCGTAGGCGAAGAGCACCTTGGGGTTGTTGTTCGGGTCGCCGTCCCCGTCGGGGTAGGTGACCTGCGTCAGCCGGTCCAGGGCGTCGTAGGCGTAGAGCGTGACCCGGCCGAGCGGGTCGGTCGTACTGCCGACCAGCCCGTCGGCCGTGTAGGTGAAGCCGGTCACCGGGGCGGTCAGCGGGCCGGCCCCGTCGGGGTCGGGCCGGGTGATGCTCGTCAGGTTGCCATTGGAGTCGTAGGCGTAGGTCGTCGTGCGGCCCAGTGGGTCGGTGGCCTGCGTGACCTGGCTGAAGCCGTTGTAGGTGAACTGCTGGGTGTTGTCGTCGGGCAGGTAGGTCTTGGTCGGGTTGCCCTTGCTATCGAAGGCGCTGACCGCGCGGCGGCCGAGCGGGTCGGCCCCCATCCAGGCCAGCCCGTTGGCGTTGCGGTGGACGACCGCCATGTCGCCCAGGGGGTCGGCCGCCTGGCTAGCCTGCCCGAAGCCGAGCCAGTCCAGGCGGGTCTGCCAGGCGTTGCCGCGCGGGTCGGTGTAGTCGGCCAGCGCTTCCACCGCCAGCACCGGCGCGGCCGGGTTGCTCTGCGAGCCGGACGGCGGCACGGCGAGCCCCTGAAGTTGCAGCGCCGTCAGCTGCTCGGTGGTGCCGTCCGGCCGGGTCGCGGTCGCCGCCCGACCCGCGAAGTTGTACGCGAACGTGGTGGTCTTCGACCGCGGGTCGGTCAGCGAGGTCAGCCGGTTGGCAGTGTCGTAGGCGTAGGACCACACGGGCGAGGCCAGCGGCCCCGCACCGTCCGGGTCGGGGTCGGTGATCGAGGTCAGCCGGCCGGAGCCGTCGTACCCCAGTTGGGTCACCCGCCCCGCCGGGTCGGTGATCGTGCTGACCCGGCCGTTGCCTCCGTAGGCCAGTTGGGTGGCCAGCCCGTTGGGGTCGGTGACCGCGGTCAACCGACCGCTGCCGTCGTAGGAGAAGCCGGTCGTATTGTTGTTGCGGTCCACGACCGCGGTCTGCCGCCCGGCCGAGTCGAAGTGGACCTTGGTGCCGTCCTTGAGGGTGCGGGTGTAGGTGTTGTCGGGGTTGCGGACCAGCGTCGAGAAGTCGCCCGCCGGGGTGACGAACGTCCCGGACTGCTGCCCGTCGGCGAACCACAGGCTAATACCGCCCGGCGACTCCAGGATCATGCCGCCGGTCACCGGCCGGAGGCGCTCCACGCCGGCGAGCGACCAGCCGGCCCCGAACGGGCTGGAGGCGGAGTTGACGATGGTCACCTGGCCGCTGTAGTTGGTCGTCACCGGCGTCGGGTAGTGGGCGGTGACGGCGATCTGGTAGCTGTAGCGGCCGGTCGGCAGGGCGGTGGCGTCGCCCTGGAGGGCGATCTGCAGGACGCCACCGGGGTTGAGCAGCGCCGTGTCGTAGTAGACGGTCGGGCCGGCCACGCCGTTGAGCGTCAGTTGGGCGCTGACCGTGGCGGGCACGGCTTGGGAAGGATCGAGCGTGTACCGGGTCAGGAAGATCGGGCGGGGGTCGGCCGCCGTGGAGCTGTAAACGAGCTGGTGCGGTGGCACGCCGGGGTTGTACGCGGGCAGGGTGTGGCCGGTCTGCACCTCGCCGGTCGCCAAACCGAGACTGTAATTCGGCCCGCCGACGACTTCCTGCCGGCTGGTGACGGCGTCTGGGGTGACGACGGTCGGCCAGGTGCTGGCGCTGGTGGGGCCGGTGTAGGAGCCGCCCGAGCCGCCCGACCCACCGCCGATGTAGCCGAGGTCGGAGGCGACCTGGGTGCCGGCCACCTGGAAGGCCAGCGTCTGGGTGAACTGCGTGCTGTCCGCGTTCGTGGTCGTGATGCGGATGGTGTTCGTGCGGGCCGGACCCTGGAACGATGCCCATTTGAACTGGAGGCGGTAGCTGTTCTGGCCGGTGACGTTGACCGCGTCAGGAGCCTCGCTCAGGTCCCAGCTGTAGCTCGACACGGCGGCCCCGGAGACCTGGGCGCGCAGGTCCACCGACCAGCCGGAGAACTCGTGCTCGACGACCCCCGGCGTCACGACGATGGCGTCGTTGGCGTCCAGCACCCAGAGCGGGTCGCCCGACGGGCCTTCCAAGTTGAGCGGCCCGAAGAACGAGAACTCGCCCCCGGAGAGGCCGCCGGAGAACAGCCCTCCCGACATCCCAGATTGGGTGCCGCTGGAGAACGCGGTGACCGAGGCGAGTCCGAACCCTCCGTCCTGCGAGCCGGTGGACCCGTCGGACGTGGCGGAGGCGTCGGTTTGCCGCGCCGGGGACACCGTGAGCGGCCCGACGGTGCCGAAAGAACTCCCGATGATCGCGTTGGCATCCCCGCCCTCGAACGGCCGGATGAGGCCGTGCGGGCGAGGGGCCGGAACGTCCGCCCCGAGTCCGCCTGCCGTGGCCGAGGCTGAGAGGAGGCCGTCACTCCCGGCGCCCGCGCCGCCACCAGCCGAAGCTTGTCCCGGCGTGGGGGCAGAAGCGGAAGAACCGCCGAAGGCGAGCAGGCCATCGAGCAGGTCGCGGTCCAGGCCAATGGCGTCACCGAGGCGAAGCCCCGCCAGCGCTTGCGTCCCGGACCAGCCCTCCCGGTTGCCGTTCTGAGCAGATGAGCCGGGATTCCACCGCTCCTGGTTCCCATACGCCAGGAAGTGGGTCATGGTGCCGGGCGGGGTGACGCCGCGGCGAGCCGGCTCGTCGGCGGTCCAGTGATCCGTCGCCTTCCACGGCCGCGCCGGCCCGGTGCTGCGACCGACCGGGATGAGCAGGTCGTCCCCGAAGATGAGTGCGTCGGGCCGCAGCAAGAGCGGCTGGCCCAGCAGTTCGAGGACGCTGCCGGGGACGCTGCGGTCCTCCAGTTGGTGGAGGGTCGGGGTGGCGTTGAGGTTGAACTGGCGAACGCGGGTGCGAGTCCGGGGCTTCCGCAGCTTCATGGTGCTTCTCCGTGCTGTGTCCCGAGGTCACGAGGTCGGTGCGCCGCCATCAACGGAGGGGAAGCCCCCGGATTGGGTCCAGGCGCGAAGCGCAAGCGGTACGCTACCGTGACGAAGTCGTGAGGGTGTCGCGAGCCGGCGAACGGCGGCTCAAGGACCGAGCGCCGGGCGGGTGAGAAGCCCGACACAGGAAAGGAAGGGAATCGGGGAGCGGTGGGCGGCGAATGTCCCGACGGGGGCCGGAGTGGTGCGATCCATACGCATGCGGTTCTCCTTCGGGCAACTCCTTCCTGCCGGACCAGATCGCCGACCGCTCCGGAAGACACGCCGCGGTGGCCGTGGAAGACTTTCCGCAGACTTTCCGCGGACATCTTCTATGTGCGGGCAGCGGGGCGTCAAGAGGACAGGCGTTCAGAATCTTACGCGGGACCGGCTCGGCCCGCAACCCCCGCGAAAAACGCCTCGTAGTGCGGCCCCAGCCGCTCGGGCCGCCACGCCTCCGCAGCCCTTCGGCACCGCTGCCGCTCGGCCTCGTAAGCCTCGGTGTCGTCCCACAGCCGGATGATCGTGTCCATCCAAGGCGCGACCTCCTCCGGCGTCGGCACCAGGCGCGATTCCGGCGTGTAGTGCGCGGGGACGTCGAACAAGAAGCCGGCTTGTTCCAGTAACTCGGGCAGCGCACCCCGGCGGCTGGCCAGCACCGGGATGCCGTTGGCCAGGGCCTCGGCCGCGACCAGGCCGAACGACTCGTTCCACAGCGACGGCATGAGCACCAGGCGGCTGACCCGGTAGAAGTCCCGCGGGTCCGGCGTGTTCGCCATGACGCGCAGGTTGCCCGGCCCCGTCAGGTCCAGGCCGGTGCGGTGCAGCCAGTCGGCCCGGCCCCGCCCCTCGACGACCAGGAGCGGAATGTCCGGTCGCCGCCGCCCCAGTTCGTGGGCGATCCGGGCGAATACGAACACCCCCTTGTGGGGCTGCGGGTTGACGAACGTCGCGTACCGCCCCCCGACCTCCATGCGTAGGAAGCGCGACCAGTCCAGGGGATGCGGCAGTGCCGTGCAGTCCAGGCCGAGTGAGCGGCGGTAGTAGTCTTGGGCGAACCGCGAGGGGACGAGGACGGCGTCCACTGACCGGAAGAAGGCGGCGTCGGTGTAGGCGAAGTTGTGTAGCCCGAAGACGACCGGGACGCCCTGCCGTTTGGTACAGGCGATGACCTCCGCGGCCAGCCAGTGTCCGCCGTAGGTCAACAGCGCTTCGGGCCGGAACGTCTCCAGCACCCGTTCCAAGAGCGCGAGGAACGGGAGCCCTTCCGCCCCGGTGGGCACGCCGGCACGTGCGGCGGAGGGTGTGTAGATCGTGACCGGGATGCCGGCCTGCTCGAATTGCAGGAGCGTGAAGGGGGTCGGGCCGGCGGCGCACGGGCGGCTGACCCAGCGGATGCCCTGGTCACTCAGAAGCTGCGGGAGGGACTCCCCCGCCTCGAAATCCAACTGCGGGCCGCAGAGAACCCGGCACTGCCACCCCCTGGCGGCGAGCATCCGCAGCAGGTCGCGGGTGGCCAGTGCCGCCCCGCTGGAGGGGTCGAGGTAGCAGTGGTACGAGGCGAACAGCAGCCGCCCGGGTCGCCGTTCCACCGCAGGACCATCAGCCATGAGGCACCTCGCCCGCTTGCCGAACCAAGGACGTGCTGGGGCGTCCTGGCATCGCCCTCATCCTATCGACTTCCCGAGCCAGAGCGTCCAGTGCTCCTGCCGCCGGGCGAGGATCGTTCCGGGATCGGCCGGGACGATGGCGCCCTCGTAGTTGACGCACCGGAGCGGATAGCCGGCCCGTTCGATCTCGTGCAGGAGGCCGACCGCCTGCGGCGGGTCGCGCTGGAGGTGCAGCTCGAGGACGACGGCGGCCTGCGGGAAGCGCCGCAAGGTGTCTTGCATCCCTTCCCAGACGAGGGCTTCCGCTCCCTCGGCGTCGATCTTGACCAGGTCGAGGCGCGGCCAGTCGGCGCAGAGCCGGTCGAGAGTGATCGCCGGCGCTTGCACGGACCCGGAGCGGTGCGCGTAGGCCCAGCGCTCCAGCGACGAGGTGGCGAAGTCACCGTCGTGCAGGACGAAGTCCACGGTTTGGTCGTCGCGGTTGCCGACGACCGTCGGGCAGATCTCGACGCCGTGGTAGAAGCCGTTCAGCGCCAGGTTCTGCGGCAGGTACGTTTCGGCCAGGAGCGGGTTCGGCTCGCAGGCCACGACCCGCCCCTCGGGGCCGCAGGCGGCGGCCATCAGCAGCGTGTAGTAGCCGTAGTTCGCGCCGACGTCGACGCACCGCATGCCCGGCCGCAGATGCCGGGCGACGGCGACCGTCACCCACGACTCCCAGAACCCGTCCAACACCAGCCGCGGGCCGAGCATCAGGTCGCGTGCGTCCACGAAGACCAGGAAGTCGCCGAGCAGCCGACAGAGCAAGCGGTGGTCGCCGTAATAGACGCCGGCGGCCTTGCGACGGCTGACCTCTTCCAAGTCGGCGCGGCTGGACAGAACGTGCGACGGCAGCGGCATGATCAGGCCTCCAGGGGAATGAACTCGATCGGCATGCGCTCGTGTTCGAGCCATTGCCCGTGCCAGGAGCCGTCGCCGTTGCGCCGCAGGTGACAGGTCGGGCGGTCCAGCCGGCTGAGGGTGAGGATCGCGTGGCCGTCGTCGACGTTCACGTCCCAGCGGCGCTCGCACTCGGCCGCGCCTTCCCCGACTTTCCGCGCCGGCTCCAATCGCATGGGCCGCTCGTCGTGGCCGACCCGGCGGTACAGGAAGCGCCGGCCGGTCAACCCTTCGATGACCTGGTGTTCTTCGGGGGTCGGATCGGGGTTGTGCCAGAGGACGCCGTCCCAGCGCTTGCGCAGGTCGGCCACGAGGTTGAAGCACAGCTCCTCGTTGGCCAGCGAGTTGTTCCGCCGGTTGCCGCCGCCGATCTTCCACTTGTCCTGGCAGCGGTGGTTGAACATCTGCCGGCCGCGGAAGTCCCACTGGACGATGGTGTGTTGGTTCCAGCCGGGTGCCCTGGCCGGCATCGCGTAGTCGCTGCCGAGCCTGCGCCAGCCGAGGTGGAAGCACTCCTTGTCGCCGTAGACGACCCGGAACACGAAGTCCGAATGCTCGGCGTACCACAGCGCCATCCGCAGCTCGCGCCAGCAGCGAGTCTTGTTGATCAGGTACTGGCCGCTCTCGAACGCCACCTCGCTCTGCCAGCGGGCGGCGACCTCCGGGATGTCGAAGATCTCCCACACGTCGCGCTTGAGTTGCCAGCAGGCGTAGTCGGGCCAGAAGATCGCCCCCTTCTCCAGGTACTCCGGCCAGGAGAAGACCTCCGTGACATCACGGCACGGCCCGCAGTCCGCGTCGAGGAACAGAACCTCCTCGAACGGGGAGTGCAGCGTGGAGAACGGCTTCAGTTCCCAGCCGCACAGAATCCGGCAGGGGTGCTCCTTCTCGACCTCGCGGGCATCGACGCATTCGACGCCGAGCGGCTTCAGGAGTCGGCGCAGGTAGGGGTCGATCTCGCCGGTGCCGAGGTGCCAGAGCTGGATCGGCAGCGTGCAGCCGAAGTGCCGGATCAGGTTGACCCCGACCCAGACGCTGGGGAAGTACTTCAGCCCGCCGCCGGCGATGACGATGCCGCGCCCTTCCGAATAGGCGTGCCGGGCCGGCGTCAGCGTGTCGGCGAATCGCCGCGCCATGACGCGGTGGGCCTCGTTGACGTTGGCCCACCCGGCCCAGCCCGGCGGCCACGGGCCGGGCGGGGCGTGCTCGATGAGGTGGATCATCTCGTCCACCGTCATGTCTTGACGTGCCGAAGTTGGGCTGAGTTGCGCCATCGACCACTCCTACACGTCTTCCACGGGGATCGGGACGGGACTGCCGGTGATCATGCCCGTCCCCTGGCCCGAATCGCCGCCTGAACCGGAGGCTTTCCCCGACACCCGGGCGCTGCCGGAGCCGTCGCCGGAACTTGAATCACTGCCCGACCCGCTGCCGTCGGCGGGGCCGCTGTCCGAGCCGGAACCCGAACTGCCTTCCGACGCCGATCCGGAACCCGACCCGGAGGCGGTGGGGCCGGGCACCGACCCACTTCCGGGCGTCGAGCCGCTGCCGCTGCCCGAGCCGGGGTGCGATCCCGACGCGGAGACCGATCCCGGGCCGGAGGCGCTGCCGCTGCCCGCGCCACTCGCGCTGCCCGACCCGGCGGCGCTGCCGGACGATCCGCTCGCCCCGCTCGATCCGGGCGAGCCGCTGGCGCTGCCCGAACCGCTCTCGCCGCTCAGCGAGCCGCCCGAGCCGCTCGCGCCCGAGCTGCCTCCGCTGGAGGCGCTGCCGCCCGATCCCGACGAGCCGCTCGGGCCGGACCCTTCGCCGGAAGACCCGCTCGCGCCCGACCCGCCCGAACTCCCACCCGACGAGGCGCTCTCGCCCGAGGAACCGCTGGCCCCGGAGCCTTCCCCGGACGACCCGCTCTGGCCCGAGCTGTCTCCGGACAGACCGCTGTCGCCCGACGACCCGCTGAGACCGGAGCTCTGGCCGGACGAGCCGCTGAATCCGGAACTCTCGCCGGAGGAGCCACTCACGCCGGAGCTGTCTCCCGATGAGCCGCTTTCCCCCGATGAGCCGCTGAACCCCGAGCTGTCTCCCGACGACCCGCTCTCGCCCGAGCCACTGGAACCGGAGGAGCCGCTCGAACCGTCCTGGCAGCACCCCAGCGCGTACACCGGCACGCCCTCCGGCGTCATGCCGACGAAGCGCATCAGGTAGCGGCCGATGCGCGGGAACTCACAGGTCGAGTAGCCGTAGAGCGGCGTCCCACCCGCGAGGCCGAGGAAACGTGCCAACACGCGCGGCACCTTGTTCTCGAACGCGGCCGGCCCCGACCCCGAACCGGGGCAGCCCAGCGCGAACAGCGGCGTGTCGCCGGTTCGGCCCACGAAGCACGCCAGGTATCGCTGCGATGGAATCACTGGTTGACGTCCACCACCTTGCACGCGAACAGCGTCTGCCACGTCTTCGTCGCCGCGTCGTAGCGCTGGACCTCGCCGGGGTAGTAGCCGTCGGCGTCGGGCACGTTGCCGGTGACGAGCACGTGCGCCTGGAGGTCGCCGTCGTCGAGGCGCACGACGGCCCAGCGTTCGATAGAGCCGCTTGGTTCGACCCACAGCACTCGCGCCGAACCGTGCGGCACGTTCCGCAGCCAACCCGTCTGGTCGAGTTCGACCGCCGCAAAGTCGTACAGTTGCGCGGGATCGACACGCAGTTTCACCGGCGTCACGCCGGCCACAACGCCCCGACCGACCGCGTTCGCCGCGAGCGGTTCGAGCAGAATCGCGAACCGCTCGCGCTTCGCCGGGTCAGTTGGCTTCACGCCGTCGAACGTGACTTTGTTCTGGAACTCTTGGAGGTTGTCCGTCGGCGTGATGACCGGCGCGTTGAGCGCGACCACGGCAAAGCGACCGAGATCCTCACCGGACGCGTTCCGCACTTTGACGATGCCCGTCTGCCGGAACGCGGCATCTTCGTCACGCTCGGTCTCGTGGAGTCGCCCCCGCGCGAACCGGGCCGCGTCGAGGAACGCGTTGTACGCCGCCGCCGGGATCTCCAGCCGCTGGCCGGGCGTTACGTTCTTGAACGGATCGCCGGGCATGTCAGGCTCCGATCCCGAGGAGCGCGAAGTTGCCCGGCTCGTAAACTCGCTCGATGTAGACCGACTCCGGTTGTTTCACGAGCACTTTCTGGTCTTCCACGTCGCCGTAGCGCACCCAGAGATACTCCCACCCCTTCTTGTTGATGTTCTGGATGTCGCCGACCTGGAGGTTGACCGCGTTCGGGCTGGCCGCGAACTGGTACGTGATCTCCCACTTCTCCAGTCCGCGACGCGAACCAGACGCGCCCAAGAACAACACCTCGCCGGCCGCGAAGCCCTTGAACGGTGCGTTGTTCACCTTCCCCGTCAGGCTGAAGACCGTCAGCTTGTAGCCGTGCGTGACGAGCGCCACCGGGATCGAATACGCTTCGGAGAAGCGGAACACCGGCACGGTGATGTCGGTCCCCTCGACCGAGTCGTTGTTGAAGCCGACTGCCCCCTTGAGATCAGGTGCGACCTTGCCCGGCTTGGTGTGCTTCGCCACCGTCTGGAGAGACTGCGTGACGTGCTGGGTGCCGCCCGACGTCTCGAACGTGTAACTCGGGCCGAGCGGCGTTTCGGGCGTGACCGGTTCGCCGCCGCCGGGCGGGGGTTCGCCGGCCAGTGGTTCCTCGCGCCCGTACCGCACCGACACGTCCCATACCCCGCCGCCCTTGTGGTCGATGTGGTAGTTCTGGAAGACCATTCCCCGGAAGATGGCCGGGATCGTCGCCTCGACCAGCGCCCGCACGTCGAGGTCACTTTCGGTGCCCAGCACGGCAAACGACAGATCGACCGACGGGCTATCCGGCCCGACCGTCGCCCCGCCGCTGTCGAACTTCTCGATGATGATCGCCATCGGGGGAAAGCCTCACGCGAAGACCAGCCCGCCGTGAACGGCCGCGACCGCGATCTTCTTGACGTTGTCGTTGATCTGATCGACCGCCTTCGCCGTGCGCTCGTTGAGCGATTCGCCGCCCAGCCCGCGCACCGCCAGCGCGTTGAACGTCCCCTGCACATCGACCTTCTTGGACAGGTCAATCACCTCGTCGAGCGAGGACATCGACCCGGACTTGGCCTTCGGCGGCACGCGCGGAGCGGCCTCGTCGCGTTTGCGTTCTGCTTCCTTCACCGCGTCGCGGAGTTCGTCGGCGGCCTTCTTCACGTCGTTCATGGCTTCGGCGGCGTCCGCGCGGCGAGCGTCGTTGGCTTCGCGCTGCCGGCGCGCCCGCTCGTCGAGGATCTGGTTCTTGATCCGGTCGCGGTTGCGGTTGATGTTCTCGTCGGAGAAGTCGAAGTTCTCGCGGAGCTTCCGGGCGAACGTCTCGAACCCGAGTTTGTCCGCGACCCAGGCGGCGGCCTTGAAGAGCTTCTCGATGGCGAACGCGAACGTGCGGGCGATCCAGGCGGTGAAGTCCCAGAACATGAGCTTCAACCCGGCCACGACATCGTGCCAACCGTCCACGAAGATGCCCTTGAAGGCGTTCCACTTCTCGGTCCACCACAGCACCGCCTTGGCCCACTCGAGGTTGACGGCGGCGAGCGCGATCTTGGCCGCCAGCTCCAGGTCGCCGGCCTGGATCGCGGCGACGATCCCGCCCCAGGCGGTCTTCGCCGTCTCGGCAAAGCTCATGAACCCCGCACTCAACTCGTCCGTCATCCGCGTCCCGGCGTCGGTCTGGGTGGCGAACAGATAACCCAGGCCGACCAGGGCCGCGACCACCAGGCCGATCGGCGACAGGAGCGCCCCGAGGACGGAGCCGACGACCCCGATGACCGCGCCGAGCGCCGAGAAGACGGTGACCAGTCCGCTGATCGCGAAGCCCGCCAGACTGACGAACGCGCCGAGCGCGACGAGGGCCGCGCCGACGCCCAGGACGACCGCGACGAGCTTGGCGATCGAGACGACCAGGCCGCGGTTGCGGTCGATCCACTCGGACACGTCGCGCGAGGTGGTGATGATCCAGTTGGCCAGTTCCATGAGCGACGGCACGAGCGCCGCCCCGACGGAGAACGCGCCGCGCTTGATCACCTTCCAGAGCACGTCGAGCGTGTCGCCGAACTCCTCGGCGGCCGCCGCGTCCTCGGTCGAGATGGTCAGCCCGAGCTTGCGGGCCTTCTCCTGGAGGGCCTCGATCCCGGCCGCCCCGTCGTTCATCAGGGGCAGGAGCTTCGTCCCCGACTTGCCGAAGACGTCCATCGCCAGCGCCGCCCGCAGGGTCGGGTTCTCGACCTTGCTGAGCCGCTCGGCGAAGAGCTTGAACTGCTCGTCGGGCGCGAGCGCCTTCAGATCGGCGACTGTGAGGTTGAGTTTTCCCAGCGCATCGCGGGCCGCCTTGGAGCCGTCCGCCGCTTCGACGACGAACTTCTGCATCTTCCGCAGGCCGGCCTCGAGCGTTTCCATGTCCGCGCCCGACTGCTCGGCCGCGAACCCCAACTCCGAGAGCGCCTCGACCGAGACGCCGGTCCTCTGGCTCATGTCGATCAGGTCGCTGCCCAGGTCGGTGAAGACCTTCGCGGCCAGCACGAACGGCGCGGCGAAGGCGGCACCGACGCCGAGCAACTGCGTGCCCAAGCCCGTGATCCCCGCGCCGAACGCCTTCAACTTGGCGGCCGCGGCGGCGAGTCCGCGCGTCAGCCGGTTGTCCTTGACGAACAACTCGACGTAGGCCGCACCTGCGCGAATGCCGCCCGCCGACACCGCCATTGCTCACACTCCCTTCGGCCTGTCCACGAACACTTGCTTCAGCACCGCGATGCCGACCTTCGCCGCGACCGGCTCCTTGCGCCGCAGGTGCGGGTTGAAATCGGCCGGTTGGAACGGGCGGCTCTTCTTCGGGTCGCGGTGCGCGTTGGCGAGCAGCGCGAGCACGGCGGACGTGTGCGCCCACCGCTGGCGGCCGGCGGCTTCGGCCATCGTCAGGAGTTCGCGGAGGGTGAAGGGGCCGGGGTCGAGGCCGAGGACGCCGGCGAGTTCCCAAACGAGGCGATCAACCTGCTCGCTTCCGCCGCCGGGTCGAGGCGGTCGATCACCACCTCGGCGTGATCCAGGAGCTTGTCCCGCACCTTCCGCCCGGCCGCCAGCACCTTCGTCAGGCTGGCCCGCGTCCGGGCGTCGGGGAAAAAATCGATCAACTCCTCGACGAACGCATCCGCCGCCAGCGTGATCGCGTCGCCCGCCAGCGCGCGGCCGAACTCCTCGTCCGAAATGCTCTTTGCGTCCGCCTCGTCCTTGCACAGACAAAACAGCACGTCGGCCAGTTGCACCGGATCGGCGACGAGCGCGCCGAGCGGCTTGAAGCCGTCGTCGATGAGCTTGTAGAGGTCGACGCCGACCAGCCCGCGGACGCGCTTGATCGCTGCCACGTTGATCGTGACTGTCCACACCCGCCCGGCGTTGTCGCGGAAGCTGTGCACGTCACTTCCTCCGGACGAGGGGGATGTCGATCGGCCGCCAGTCCGCGTCGGCCTTCTCGGCGGCGCAGACGGGGATGGGGAGCGGCTCCCAGGCGTCGGCGTCGGTCGTCGCCGCCGGGCGCAGCCGGTTCGCCCGCTCGGCGCTGCCGCCGAACATGAGCGTCTTGCGGCCGCGCTCGGTGGTGCAGCAGACGACCGCGATCAGTTCGTCGGTGTCGGCCCGAAAGATGCCGCCGCCCGAATCGCCGGAGGAGACGCTCAGCTCCATCTGCAGTCGCCCGCCGGGCGTCTCCGGGCCGGTGACGCGGCCGTCTTCCCGGTTGCCCGGCCGGTCGATCCCGTAGCCCATGTGCCAGACCTCGGTCCCGACCGGCGGGTTCTTCGCCGCGAGCGAGGCGAACGGCAGGTCGTCCACGGCCGCGTCGGTCACGAGCCAGGCGAGGTCCGAGTCGGCGTTCCGCGCCGCGACGGTGACCGCGAGCGTGCGGCCGTCCTTGAGGGTGAACGTGCCCCGGCTGCCGACACCGCCGGTGCAGTGGGCGGCGGTGAGGATGTCCCACTTGCCGTCGCCGCGCTTCGGACCGATCACGGTCGCGGTGCAACCGGCGTTGCCGAAGCGGAGTTTGCCGATCGCCCGCTCGGCGTTGGCCTTACCCGGCGGCTTCGGCTCGGGCGCGGGCGGCACCTGGTTGCAGCCCTCGATCACGACCGTGACCTGGCTCTCCTCGACGACCAGCCCGTCCCCGGTCTGCCGGATCACCAGCAACTCGATCTCGTAGGTGCCGGGGTGGGCGGCGAACTCCAGCACGCCGCGCGGCGTGGTCGCCCGCTGCACGTCCTTCGCCGGGTGGACGCGCCAGAGGATCGCGGCCTTGGGATCGACACCCTCGGCGCGCAGCCGGACGAGGCTGTGCGGCTTGTACTTCGTCTCGCCGGCGATGCGGATCGGCTCCGCGCCGGCGGCGGGTGAGACCAGGGCGAACAGGGCGAGAGCGAACGGCAATCGCATGGGAACTCCTCGGGTGATCAGGCCACGGTCATCCACTCGGGCGGGTTCTCCGAGTACGTCGGCTTCACGGTCACGCTCACCGTGATCGCCTCTTCCAGTGGCTCGTTGCGGCTGAAGTTGGTGACGGCGCAGGTGGCCCGCAGTCCTTGCGAGCCGGCCGTCGCGACGTCGCCGTCCATGACCGCGAACTCGACGGCGGTGTGGTTGAGGAATGCGTCGCGGATGGCGGTGAAGTCGTCGTCCTCGGTGTCCCACACCATGTCGAACTCGATGGAGCCGTCCTTGAGCGTCGCCACGGTCGCCCGCCAGCCGGCGTTGCCGCGCGTCGTCACGTCAGCCTCGCCGGCCTCCAAGTTGAGTGTCAGGTCCTTGACGTTCTCGACCTCGTTCCACACCGGCGCGGCGTGGGTGCCGGTGTTGCGGAACAGCTTGGCGTCGAGTCCGAGTTTCACGCTCATCGGTGTCCCCTCAGCGAACCGAGTTCTTCCACAAGGCCGGCAGTTGCGGCTTCTCGGCCTCGAACGCCGGACCCATGAACGGGCGCGGGCGGTAGTGCGCCCGCTTCGGGCCTTCGCGCGTCTCCAGCGTCGTGTCGCCGCCGTGTTCCAGGAGGCGCGGGGCTTCCGACTCGTCCTTCGTCAGCGTCGGCCCGATCACGACCGACTGGCGACCGGCGTCGTAGGCGAACAGGATGAACTTCCGCAGGAGGCCGACGTGCGAGTGCGGCGGTTGACCCGGTCGGCTGATCTCCTTCCGCTTCTTGATCGAGGTCCTCGCCCGCTGCCGCACGAACGCACCGAACCGCGACAGCACTTTGCGCGTGGCCTTATCGACCTTCTGTTGCACCGCCGCCCGGTCGAAGAACCCGCGCTTGGCGGCTTGGAAGCTCAGCCCGATCATGCGTCACCGCCACGCGCGGAAGGTCAGGGTCAGCACGCTCGTGAACTGCCGGAACTCGTCCAGGTGTTCCGGCGCGTAAACCGGGACGTTCTCGACCTCGGTGCAGCGGGCCTGCGGGTATCCCGCCAGCGGGTGCGACCGGAAGTGGTCGGCGATCTCCTCCACCAGTGCCACGAGCGCATCGAGGTTCCCCGGCGTCGGGTCGAGCTTCCGCTGCACCGCCACGTCGATGCGGTAGTCGAAGCTGTCGCGGTTGCGGTCGAGGCCCTTGCTCGCCACCGACCGCGGCACCACGCTGACGCGCAGTTCGGTCATCTCGGACAGCTCGAACTGCGGGAGGTAGTGCCGCTCGGCCTGGAGGGGTTGGCTGAACGAAGTCGCGTTCAACTGGGCGACCACGGCGTCGGCGATCTGCACAATCGTCGCGGGCATCAGGCCTCCTTCGGAAGGAGCGCCCGCACGATCTGAAGGATCAGGTCGTCGATCGGCGTGCCCGTCGCCCGGACGATCTCGGTGAGCGCCTCGCTGTGAACGATGGCCCGGAGGATCGGTGCGGCCTCGCCGGGGTTCGTCCCGCCGCCGCGCAGACTGAGCAGCTGCCGTAAGAAGTCGAGCATCACTCCACCCCCACTTGTTTGGTGTGAATCCGAAGAACCTTCCTGTACACGTCCGACCAGCGCCACGCCGGCTCCTTGCCCGGGGCCATCACCTCGTACACGAGCGTCTTGTCGCCCTGCGTTTCCCGAATCGTGTCACCCCGCTCGGGCAACGCGGTCGCAGTACCCAGCACCAAGTCCGCCGCGTGGATCAGGAAGTCGCGGTCGGTCCACTCCATCCGCACGCCGCCGTAACCGTCGTCGAGCTTCAGGAGCGTCCGACCGATGGTCGCCTGCACCGTGACCTCGACCGCCCCGCGCCGGTACACGACCGGCCGCGAGGCGTGCTCCTTGAGCATGTCGGCTAGCCAGTCGGAACCGGTTCTGAGCAGGTCGGGCATCGCGGCCTCACTGGCTCATCCGGACCCGAACGGTGGTGTCGGCTGCGGCCGACGCCCGCACCGCCTTGCCGAGCAGCTTGTTGCCGGCGGACACGTTGGTGGCGACGTTGGCCGCGTCGTCCCAGTAGATGAGCGTGCCGACCGCCAGCACGAGGCCGGCGAGCTTGGCGAAGTCGAACACGCCGCCGACCGCGAGTGAACCGGGCGTGTTCGCCGGGATGTCCCGCTTGGCGACACCGACAAGGTCGCCCTGCACGACCACGTCGCCGGCGGCCACATCCGCGACCGGCGCGTAGTCGATGCACTCGCCGTCCTGAACGAAAGTCGCTTGAGCCATGTCTCACTCTCCGAGAGGATGCCGGGATTACGCTTCGCCCTTGACCTTGATCCCCGCGAGCCACTCGGCGAAATCGACGCCGAAGTCGTGGTAGCCTCGGAACTGCACGCCCAACTGGTTGAAGTCGGCCTCGGCCATGTCCACCGTCGGCGTCTGCACGCCGTCGAGGAAGCTGACCACGACCGGGGCCAGAACGCCCGGCGCGCGGAACAAGTACCACGCCTTCGCCGACTGGCCGGCGAAGGCCGCGTCGGAGAGCCAGTCGCACACCACCGGCCGGTACTTGCCGGCGTGGATGTTGTCGCTGGGCACCGAGTCGTCCGCGGACGCGCCGCCGGTGTTGACCGTGGTGCTCTGGTAGAGCCGCTGCGCGACGAACTGCAGTTCGGGCGGGACCAAGAGGATCGTCGGCACGCCGCCGACCCGCTTGCCGTCGGGCGACTTCAACTTGCGGAAGGCGAGGATGCCGGCCTGCAAGCCGGTGCCGTTGAGGTCGAGGGCGGTCGCGGCCCCGGCGATGGAGTTGCCGCGGGCGGCGGTGAAGAACGCCGCGTTGTCGAGGAACCGGCCCCAGAAGACGGCGTTGAACTTCCGGGCCGCCCCGCCGCCGAGCCGGGTGCGGATGTCCTCGAAGGCGCCCAGGTCGTCGTTGATCAGGTCCTCGCGGGTCAGCGAGAACATCTTGGCGTAGGTCCGCGCCTGCCGGGTGTACGACTCCTCGGACTTCTTGCCGTGCTTGATCTCGCCGCCCGGCGGGAGTTCCTCGTACTCCATGTCGTCGAGCAGGCGGTAGCTGGTGACCTGCTTGAAGTCGCTGACCGACTTGACCGCCGCGACCTCGCGCCAGGTCTGGTCCTCCTCCTGGAAGCCGGCGAGCAGTTCCTTGTTGGCGACGTTCGAGAAGATGCCAGGCAGCGACAGGGTGCTGAACGCGGCCTGCACCGGGCCGAACGCGGCGCGGAAGATCGCCGGCAGCGTGTCGCGGCGGATCGCCGTGCGGCCGGCGTAGCCGTTGGCCTGGGCCGCCATCACGACCAGTTCCTGCAGGCCGAGGCCTTTGAACTGCCGGTCGGCGGCGTCGAGCGTCTCTTCGGAGAAGAGCCTCTCGCGGTTCGGGGTGCGGAGCGTCTTGCACAGCGCCGCCTCGATCACCTCCGCGCCCGGCAGACCGCCCTGGCCGCCCGCGACGGCGGGTGCGGCCGGGCGTTTGCGGCGCAGCAGTTCCAACTCGGCGTGGGTCACGTCCCAGCCTTCCTCGATGGCCTGGGCCTCCACGTCGGGGAGCTTGCCGTCGTACAGCTTGCGGATGGCGGCGATCCGCTTCGCCTCGTTCGCCGTCGCCGTCCGCACGGCGGTCACGGCGTCGGCCGCCGCGGTCGCGGCCAGTGTGTCCGTCGGGCTGGTTGCCGTCGGCATGGTCGGACTCCCCTGGGCGTGGGCGGCCACGCTCGCGCTGGTGTTCCCGTCCGCGCCGAGATCGACGAAGCTGATCTCCCCGAGCGTGGACTTGCGGACGATGACGACCGGCCCGGTGAACTCCCGGCCGTTGGCCGCCGCGACCTGGCCGTCCTTGACGAACTCGAACTGCTCGACCCGCGCCCCGATGCTCGCCTGCCACGGGAAGCCGTTGCGCGACCCGGCGATGACGCGCTCGGTGTCGGGGCCGGGGATGCTCAGCACGCCCGAGGCGACCAGTTTCCCGGCCTCCTGGCCGATGGCGTCGGTGTGGCCGACGAGCCGGTCGGTGTTGTGGCCGACGCGGATCGGGCGGTTCTGCGACGGGATCGCCATGCCCGCCAGATCGACGACGACCGGGTACTTCCACCCCTCCAGCCGCATCGCCCCGCCGGTGTAGGCGACCATGTTGAAGCGCGGCAGCTTCGCCGCGCCGTCGCCGACGGCCGGGCTCTCGGCGGCCGCGAACTGCATGGTCGCGGTCAGCCAGAGCTTCTCAGGCATCAGTTCGGGCCGGCTCGTCGGCATCGTCTTCCTCCGGGTTGGCATCGTCCGGTCCGGGAGTCGTCTGGGCCGGCGTCAGGCCGAGTTCGGCCATGAGCGCGACTTCCTTGGCCCGCTGGCGCAAGGCGTCCTCCCAGTCCCGCCCCTGGCGGGCGTACTCGTGCGCGAGGGTGGTCGTGTGGTTGGCGAGCCGCGTCGCCTGGGCGGTCGCTTCCTTCGCGGGATCGACGTGTTCGTGGCCGTCCCAGAACCAGGCGTGGTCGAGGTCGATGAACGGACCCAGGCCCGCCGGCAGTAGGCCCGGAATGAGGGCGGCCTCGTCGAACCAGGCGGCGAGGAGGCGGTCGAGGATGGTGTCCTCGACCTGGGCCTGCTCGACCCGGATCGCCTTGAAGTAGGTCTGGTGGTCGAGCCGGCCGGAGGCGTAGTTGTAAGCCGACGAGTTGCCCGCCGCGACGTTGAACGGCATGTTCAGGCAGCGGGCGATCTCGTTGAGGATCTCCCGCTTGAACTCCGCGTAAGTCGTTGCCGGCTGCTCGGCCTGGAGTTGGCTCATCTTCCAGCCGCCGGGCATGGTGACGAGCGCCCGCTTCTCCAGTTCGATCGGCTCGAACGGCTCGGCCGCGTCCGCCTCGCCGCTGGCCGGCGCGTCTGTGTAGAGGATGCCCGCGAAGTCGGCGGCGGTTTCGGCGGCCGCCAGCACCGCGAGGGTGAACCGCCGCAGTTGCGCGAACAGCGGCAGCGCGGGCGTGATGTCCGGGATGCCGCGCGCCTGGCCGGGGCGGTCGATGCGGAACCAGTGCAGCATCGCCTCGGCGGGGATGCGGTCGAAGGCCAGCGCCCGGCGGGACACCACGTCGCCCGGATGCTCCCGGAGGACGTGGTACTCGACCGGGTTGCCGGCCGCGTCGAAGACGATGCCATCGACCGTGGCGTCCAGGCGCGGGTTGGGCGTGGTCACCTGCTCGGCCTCGACCAGCTTCAGGTCGAGTTGCACGGCGTGCGGCAGCTTCGGGTTGTTGGTCAGGAGCGCGAACGCCTCGCCGTCCGTGGCGCGCGCCGAGCGCATCGTGCGGAGCTTCTCGGCGAGGCGGATCGCGGTCGTCCAGCGCCCGAACTCGCGCTCGATCCGCCGGTTGGCCTCGGCGTCGTCGGTGAGCATCTGCAGCCGCGGGCCGGTGCCGACGACGTCGTTGGCGAGGGTCAGCACGATCCCGCGGGCGTAGCTGTTGTTGGCGACCTCGTAGCGGGCACGGTTTCGCAGGACGCGGCGGACTTCCGGGTTGTTGGCGGCGTTGGCCGACAGCCCGTCCGCCGCCGCCCAGTGCCGGCGGTTGTCGTCGGTCGTCACCGCCGCGTCGTAGCGGGCACGCACGACGCGAACGCTCCGGTCGCGGCCGGGCCGCGTCGGCTTGGTGTTCCAGAAATTGGCGAGCCAGCGCAGCACTCAGTCGGCCCCCATTTCAGGAGTCAGGGATCAGGAATCAGGGGTCAGAGAAGACACCGGAGTCGAGTGTTCTGACTCCTGTCTCCTGACTCCTGACCCCTGGAATCAGTCGGCCCCCGGCGGGACGAGCTTGTTGAACCGCAGTCCGCGCTGCGGCTTCTTGGCGGCTTCCTTGGACGCGAGGTAGCGGTCGGCCTCGATCTGCTCGGAGAGCGGGTGCTGCTCGACGGAGCCGGCGTCGCCCGAGGCCTTGGCCGGTCCCTTCGCGTTCT